TGAATATAGGCAGCCAAACGCTTAGGGCTAAAAGTGATTTTTGAGAAAGCGGGGCTCTTTTCGGTAGCTGTTCCGTTTTCAGTATTCCAACCTGCGCTAGGTACAGTGCTAGCAGTAGGCATATCCAAGTTGCCAACCAATCCGCTCAAACGTTGAACGCCCAAGTTAGCTAAAACTGTGCGAGGCAACAAAACGTCAATGATTGAACCTACAGAAGTTTGAACGTTAACGCCACCTTCAGAACCAGAAGTTCCGCCTGTTGCAGTCATGTCACGCTTAAATACCGCGGAAGGGATTTTAATAGAGTGAGCAGAAACGCTAACGCCTGAACGTTGGAACTCGTCGCCACCCATTGCACTAAATTCTCCTTCAACACCTTCACGGCGTCCAGTAACAGCCATTTCAATAGCGCGCTTAAAGCTGTAAGCGTCGGCCATGTTAGACTTTTCTTTTTCCTCGCTACGGCTTGCGCTGTGGCCTGCTGCTTGAGCTGCAAGGTTCTGCAATTTCTCTAAGGTTTCAACCTCTGCTTTGATCGCGCCCAAACGAGCTTCGATTTCAGACAAACGGTTAGTTTCAGTGTCAGCCATAGAACGTGCTTCACGCTCGATGGTAGATTGTAGGGTAGACAATTCGCCTAGCAAACGTCCACGCTCTTCTTTTAGGGCTTTAATTTTATTCATGATTTTTTGTTTTTTTTAATAGTTTGTGTATCTGGCTAATGCTAATTTCAAAATGTCTGCGCTTACTTGGCTTTGTTTTGCGGCTTCAATTTCTAACTCTTGGTCTCTAGTTGCTGCAATGCTGCGAGCGTCTGCTTCTGTATCCTCGTAAGCGGGATAAGTTACAGGGCTCACGTCGTATAGATCCTCAATCATTGAAATAGAACGCTTACCCATACTGCCATACTTTTCGGACTCGCTCCAGTTCTGTGATTTAATTGTAAATGCAAATGAGCTCTGCGTAATGTCGCCGCGCATAATGCTGCGCACTACTGACATGTGCGTAGGATTCTCATAATCTGGTATCCAAGTATATTCAAGATTGCCGTCACCATTTACAAACACTCTGCAAGTATCTGCCTTTGTGCGGCCCAAAATTAAATCGGCTTCGTGGTTAAACAAACAACGGATATCGTAATCCTTACTTAAAGCATTATCAAACGCCCCGGCCATTATAACCTCTTCAAAGTATCCAAGGTCAGTAACTGAATTAATAACGGCAGCGATGCCACCAATTTCTTTTGGCATGCCTTCGCCGTCTGCTCTAGTGTGGACGGTGCCCGTAAATGTGCGCCTTTCTTGTTTCATTTTAATTTATTGTTTGGTTATTTACGCCGTCTGGGTTATTGTTTTTGTCTGCGGTCGCCATAAGGTTTGCAATCTTGGCATCCATATACTCGTTGATCTGACTGCTAGGCATTAAGTTGGCCTCGATTAAATATTCGTCGCCACCATCAAACGCGTTTACATCCTCATAAACCCGCGCCTCGTTACGTGAAAGCCAGCCGCCGCGAATGCCTTTATTGTAATAGTCTGCGCGCTCGTTAGCGGAGGCCCTCAATAGTGAGTTAAAATTAAATTTAAAGTAATAAGTTAGCTTATCGTTTTCTGTTAAAAGCTTGCGCGCTAGTTCCTGCTCTATGTTGATAGCGTAGCTCATTAGAGTACGCGCATAAAAATCTTGGTACTCCTGCTCAACGCTTGACTTGATGCCTGCCGTTGCGCCGATCATAGAAGCGGGCACTCCAAAGATTCGTGCGATTTCCTCGCTGCTAAATTTACGAGTCTCCAAGTACTGTGCCTCTTCAGGGCTTAGGCTAAGCTTCTCCATCTTGATACCGTTAGGAAGCACAGCGCTACGGCTTGCCCCGTCTATAACATCGTCGAGGGATTTTTTCAAAGGCCCCGCTTGATCTATTTTTATCTGGGCGTCGGACGTTAACAAAAATTTCAATACTCCATTTTTATAAACGCCTGCGCTCTGGCTGATTGCTGCCAAGTCAATGCCTAAAGTTTCGGCGTGCAATACTACTGGGCTTAAACCTACTAGCGGATTATCGCCACACATTCCTTTAAAGTGTAGCATTTCCGTTGCAGGGATCATGCCCGGGTATCCTGCCAGTGTAACCTTGTAAAACAAAAGGCCGTCTTGCATTACTGGCGTAACGTACTGCGGCGCGATTGGGTGCAACTCAATGCCGATGTTTCGCACGTCGCGATTAATAAAAGCGTAAGCGTTACCAGTTAGCGCCAAGTGGCTCGTCATATACTTGGTGAAATCGTATTTTGTTTGGTAAGGGTTAGGCTCGTTAGTTAAAGCTGTGGCGTAGTGGATTATAATTTGATCCCTGCTTTGGCCATCGTCTTTATACAATTTCAAACCTAGCCCCGCGATTCCATCAGCAATAACTCTAACGCAAGCGTGCACGGATGCAATGCTTAACGCCGTTGTATTATTTACGGCTTGGCCGCTTTTGGTTTGATAGCCAAAAATATTGTTTAAGGTATTTACAAACCAGTCTGCGGGTTGCGTTAGCATTGACCGCTTTTCTGTTTTCCGTTCCCAAAATCGTAGATTCATCGCCCGCAAATTACAACCTCTTTAATTCTGCCGTGTTAACAAATCTTATTTATTACGCCCCTGGGCTAGCCACCTGCAAAGAGCCGAGCGAAATACGTCGTAGTTTTTATAGCGTGGCACGCCGTACCTTTCCAAATACTCTGCCTCGGTTGCGTTATAGGCATCCTCATAAGTCCGAAACTTAGGAAGGTTAAAATAGTACTTGTTCATGAAGTCGTCAACAAATCTCATAAGCTTATAAACCAAAAGTCCGTTTCTTTTTCTTTGGCAGCGTCTTGCATAGCAGTTCCCAATGCCATTACAATAGATACAGGCCCATCGACCTTATCGCCGCTCTTTGCTTTGTTAATCTTAATATTGCCAGCAGGATCATTAGCAAGTAATACATTACCCATCATCCAACGCGTTACTGGGTTGCCATCGTGTTTAAGCCTGCCGTCTTTTACTAAGCGCTCAAGTTCCTTCGTCGGGCTGCTCATTGAAATAAAACCCTGACCAAAGGGGAACATTTGCAAGCCCTCGTTTTGTAAATCAATTACAAGCTGCGAAGCGTTGAAACGGTCATAAGCAATGTCCTTGATATCAAACTCTAAAGCCAAATCTAATATTTGCGCTTTGATAAAATTATAATCCGTTACGTTGCCATCGGTTGCAGTAATTACACCGTCTGCAATCCATTGCCGAATAGAAGCGCCTGCCGCATCCTTACGCCTATACGCCGCCTCGCTTGGCAAAAAATACCAAGTCCTAATTGCTGAGTATTCGGGCCAGTACAAAGTAAATGCGCAAAAGTCCCCAGTGCTCGCCAAATCCAACCCGCCGTAACAAATACCGTCTAGCTGTTGAGACTCGGCGCATTCCATCCAAGTAGTGTCGTTAATCCAAGTCATTGCCGTATCTGTCCACACGTTTAACAACTTTGTTTTAAACTCAACTTCTTTGTGTACAAATTCCTTAGCCTCGGTTAGTGCCTGCTCTAATTGACGCGGGTAAACCGAAACGCCCCAATTAGGATTGGCCTTTGCCCAGTTTGCCGAGTCAGTCCAATCGTCGCCTTCATCTAGCGTGTAAATGACGCTAAACAAAGCATCGTCTACAATAGCCCCAGATAAAACAGAAGCGCAGTAATTGCGATGTTTATAACACGGCGACTCACGATTAAAGCCCGCCGTCGTAATTGTAAATAACAACGGTTGCCTCCTTGCCCCCATCGAGTTGCGCAATACGTTATAAAGCTCATCGTTTGGGTGCGCGTGGTATTCGTCAATAACGGCAAAGTGCGTGTTTAGCCCGTCCTGTTTACTTGGGTTCCACTCGAGGGGCTTGTAAATACTTTGCCCGTAAAGGATGCGCCGATTGTTTACACTGTTGTTAACGGTTAATGATTCTGCTAGCCAGTCTACATTTTGGCAAACCCTAACAGACTCCGCAAATACCATCATTGCCTGATCAAGTTTTGTAGCCGCCGAATAAACTTGCGCTGCACTTTCGCCGTCGGCCATTAAGCCGTAAAGCATGACCGCACTCGAGAAAGTAGATTTCCCATTCTTTCGGGGGACCTCAACATAAGCCCGCGTAAATCTTCGCGAGCCGTCGGGATTGAGAAAGCCAAACAGATTCCAAACTATAAACGCCTGCCACCCTTCCAACTTAAAGGGCTTGCCCGCATAGTCGCCCGTGCTGTGCTCGAGTTGTTCTATAAAGTCGATGGCGTGCTGCGCGTAGTTTTCACTAAAACCCCAACCCCCTGCCCTGTCCGACAGATAGCGGTTAACAGCATTGCGCACGTGTTCGCACACAATTACGCGCCCATTAACTACGTCCTCAATATACTGCTCAGCTATTCGCAAAGAAATAATCTAAAGCTATCTGCGCAAGGTATTGGTTTCTGTAAAGGTGCGGCGTTTCGCTCCAAAGCCCATCCTTGCCACATGGCTTAAAGCCGCTGCCTTGATCACGGCAAAGGATAAAATGGAATCCGCTTGGCTCGATGCGAAAGCTTACGCCCTCGGTTAATTCTACTGGCTCGGTTGTTTCAATTTTCTTTTTCATGCTATTTTTGATTTTTGTAAAAGTTCCAATTTACTTACTGGCGCGCTCTTGCCTGTTTCAATCTTGCCGCGTGCGCTTGGCGTTACTCCAAATAGTTGCCCCATTTGTGTAGCTTGCTTAAGTGCTCGGCTGCGAACATCGTACCAGGGCGAAATAACTTTATCGCCGAAACGATTTAACACAACTTCCCCCTCCGCCTCTGTCATTCCGCACGCTTTCTTATAAAGTCCTAACTCGTTGCAGTACCCGGCAACTAATCCAAGATCAACGCCTGTTAACAAATGATTGTTTTTCAATTCCTTGCAAGTGATATCCC